ATGGCCGATACCACCCTTTCTACCCTCGAACCTGAAGCCGCTGTGTACCGCGAACACGACGGCCAGGGCCTGTACTTTCGAGTGAAGCCTACGGGCCAGAAACTGTGGGAGCTTCGATATACTAAGCCCGGCACAAAGGCCCGGTCATGGCTGGGCCTCGGCCCGTACCCGAGTGTGTCGGGTGCACAGGCCAGGGCAAAAGCGCAGGAAGCGCGCGCACTGCTCGCCCAGGGCATCGACCCAGCCACTCAGCGTAAGGCCGAAGAGGCGCAGGAAAAGGCCAAGGCCGAGAACACCTTCGAGCCCCTGGCACGTGAATGGTATGCCGCCCGGGTGTCCGGCTGGGGTAAGAGCTACGCCAAGCGGGTCATGGGCGCCTTGGAGTTGCACGTCTTCCCGAAGATGGGCAAGCGCTCCTACATCGACATTACCCCGATGGAATGGATGGAACTGTTCCGCCGCATGGAAAAGCAAGGGATCCTCGAGCAGATGGCCAACGTGCGCCGGTACTGCAAGGAGATCTACGACCTGGCCAGGGTCACCGGCCGCGCGGTGAACAATCCCGTCGACGGGCTAGAGAAGTTCCTGCAGAAGCAGAAATCGGAGAACTATGCCCACGTCGACCAGGCCGAACTGCCGAAGCTGCTGCAGGCGGTCACCAGCTACTCGAACCGGATGGTTCGCATCGGCCTGCGGCTGCTGATCATCAATGGCCTGCGCCCGAGCGAAGTGCGCGAAGCCAAGTGGGAAGAGTTCGATCTGGAGAAAGGCATCTGGGAGATTCCCGCCGAGCGCATGAAGAAGCGCCGCGAGCACATCGTCCCGCTGTCCACCCAGTCACTCAACCTGCTGAAGGAACTGAAGATCTACTCTGGCGCCTACGACAGGCTGTTCCCCGGCCGCAACGACCGCACCAAGCCGCTCAGCAATATGGTCTTCAACATGGCTCTGCGCCGCATGGGCTATAAAGGCGAGCAGACCGGGCATGGCTTCCGCCACATCGCGAGCACCATCCTGAACGAGCACGGCTTCGACGAGAACCACATCGAGGCGCAGCTCTCCCACGCCAAGGCAGGCGTCGCCGGCGTGTACAACAAGGCGAAATACCTGGAGCAGCGGCGCACCATGATGCAGTGGTATGCCGACCACCTCGACGCCCTCGAGCGCGGCAACGTGGTCAGCCTCCCAAAGAGGGCCTGAAAAGGCCCTTCCCCATCACAGCTGCGATGCTCGAAACTGACCTGACATTTCCGGGAGACTCCCCATGCTTCAGGTCTGGATCGGCGGCATACTTCTCGTGCTAGGCATGGTTGCCCTGCTGGCTAACCCTATTATCGGCGGCATCCTCATCGCCTTCGGCTACCTTCTCTACAAGGGCACCGATCGCGCCACACGCGCTGCAGCAGAATCCACCTTCTGGGGATTCGCGCTGCTCTGCGGTGTCATAGTCGGCATCGCTGCGCTGATCAGCGCGTTCTAGAAGTCACCCCCTGCCAGGTTGACGATCCGCTCAGCCACTCCGTTTGCCCTCACCTGCAGCGCATCCAGCCGCTGCCGCTTCTGCTCTGGCGTCATCGCGGTGTCCCGGTACACAGCATCCATCTGGTTGCGGATGTTGCCGAGCTGCTTGCGCGCCAGTCCCAGCGCCGGCCGGTGGCGCAGCTTCTCGCGGTTCTGCGACATCAGCTGCTCGGCAGCATCAAGGCGCCCCTCCTCCCGATATGACTTGATGGTGCGGTTCAGCTGATCGGCTTCTCGCATCATGTCGTAGAACTCGGACTGGTATTTGGTCGAGCGCGGCGAATTTCCTTGATAGATCACCTTCAGGATGGGGATGTCACCGCTGCGGCTCGCTGGTCGCTCGGCATCATCGAACCAGCTTGTCACCAGGCTTGATGCGTCAAGGACATATTGCCCCAGCGTACCTGTGTAGGCGGCGATCAGGTGGTCGACCTGCTTGGGCGATACGCCGGCAATTGGTCCGGTCACCTGGCCAACCAGCCGCCCAATGGTGCTGGTGCGTTCGTCGTAGCGTGCTTCGGGCAGCTTGCCCTCGTCGCTCATGTCCTCGATCGGCGAATCGCGGAAGAAGTTGCGGTTGGCCTGCAGCTCACGGATGGGCTGATAGAACTGCGGTACCGGGTTGAAGGCCAGGGTATCGAACACCCCATGCGATACCGCCTTGGCCAGGTCGCCGCCGTCCTGGGTGCCGGTCATCGCGTGAAGGATTCGCTCGGGCACGGTACCGAACACCAGCCCCAGCTCGAACGGCTTGGGAATGCGGAAGTGCTCATCGCCCAGGAAGATGTGCCAGTGCATGTCCTTGTCCCAGTCCATCAGGGCCTTGTAACGCTCGTCATCGTCATTGATACCGGCCAGCAGCAGCGAGAACAGCGCGATATAGCCACCCTTCATGGCCACCTCTTTGGCCAGCAAGGTCTTGTCGCCCTTCACCGCACGGCCGAGCTTGTACAGGCCCTGCAGCCGCGCGTTGAGGAACGGCACCACGTCGGTGAACCACTGCGCCGCGGCGAAGTTGCCGCGCAGGCTGTAGTCCATCAAGTCCTTGGCCTCGTAGGAGGCCTGGCGGCGCGATTTGCCCGCGGCGATCGCGGCCTTGTAGGTGCTAAGCCGGTTGGCGTTCTCCACCTTGTCGCCCAGCTCGCGGTAGTGCTGCCAGCCCTTGCCCAGCATGGCTGCGGCCTTCGCGGGTGTGTTCACCAGGCTGCCCAAGTAGGCTTCCTGCTGGCGGCGAGTGAAGCCTTTCTTCTCCAGCGCCCGGCGGATGATCTGCGCCGAGGCCTCAGGGTCGGCGCCATGCACATAGCCGCCCTGGAAGCTGCCGCCGGCGAACATCAGGTCGCGGTAGTCGGCATCCTCGCGCAGGGCATCACGCATGCCTTTGATCGAGTCCTTGCCCAGGGTGAAGCCGTCCTTGTTGATCACCCAGGCATGCGCCGCGTCACGGATGAAGTTGCGCAGGATGAAGTCCGGCGATGCCGTCACGCCGGTGGTGAGGATTCGCTTGAACGCTCGGCCGATCTTCGTGATCGGGTCGTTGAAGATGCTGCCTTCCATGAACTTCAGGCCGCGCAGCAGGCTCTCGTCGTTGACACGGTAGTACTCGGCCTTGCCGTCGCGCTGCACCCGGATGATGTCCGGGTCGGTGGGTGCCACGCGCGTCCACACCTTCTCGAAGCCTTCGTTTTCAGGCTTCATCAGCTGGTTCACCACCTTGATCGGGTTGCTGCCGGCCGGCAGGTCGAGCAGGTCGGCGGCCAGGGCCAGGGCTTTGCGGTCCTTGCGGATCTGCTGAGCGATCTGGTCGCGCGAAATCAACACCTGCTGCCAGCGCGGGCTTTCGTCGGTCAGGAACTCGCTGCCCTGCAGGTTGCCCACCACCTCGAGCAGCGCCTTGTTCTTCATCGACGCATCAATGCGCTTCGTCCAGCCTGCCAGCATGTTGGCCAGCAGGTCATTGGTCGGCAGGTCGCCGCCCTTTAGCGCCTTGATGGCTGCCGTCTGGTGCGACAGGCCGCGCTTACTGCGCGGCGCGCTGAAGATGCCCTCGCTCTCGTCCTGGCGGTAGAACGGCACGTAGTAATCGGTCAGCCACTTCGCCCGGGCGTCCTGATCGATAAGCCCCGCCTCCTGCGCCAGGTCCAGCACTGCCTCGTTCACCTGGGCGTATTCGCGATAAACCTTCTCGAATAGCGCCTCGTTGCCCTTACCCATGGCCACCAGCTCGCTGATCTCGGCATCGGTCAGGTTGTTCTCCCTGCCCTGCGCCTTCAGCAGCTGCGCACGCTTGCCGCCCAGCCAGGCGAGCCATGGGGTCAGGTTGTCCGGTCCCAGGTCACCCAGGATCTCCAGCACGCCGCGAGTGTTGGCCTTGCCGGACACAACGCCGTCGCGCCACTCCGGCGCGGCGTAGTGCAGCACGCCGTGCATCACGTCAGCGATGCCGCTGGCCATCCGGGCCGAGACGTACCCCTGCTGGTTCACGTCCGTCACCCCTACCGCCTCCTCGGCCCGGCGGATGCCAGCCAGGCCGTCGAACACACCCTCTTCCGACCGCACAGACCACTCGCGCATCTTGGTCTGCAGGCCGCCGAGGGTCATGTTGCGCACCTGGTCCAGCAGGCTTTGGGCGTCGACCTTGGCCAGGCCGAGCTTGCGAAGTGCCTCGGTGTCCCGCTGGCTCGCACGCGAGTAACGGATGTCCGAGTCGGCCGGGTCAAAGGTGCCAACGTTGGCCGTGGCGCTCTTCACCTGCTCCGGGTTGCGGGCCACCACCATCTTGCTATTGATGAAGCCGTCGTAGCTTGTGTCAGCGTTGAAGTCCGCGAAGCTCGGCGCGGGGTTCTTGATGGCCACGAATACCGGCATCACGTTGGCGCCCTCGCCGGCGGCGTAACGGTCGGCAGTGGCCTGGTCCTTCGCGAAATAGAAGCCGCGGGGCGCATCGAGCGGGAGCACGATGTTGCTGCCGATCGTCTCCCGAGCGAAGGCGTCGAAGTCCCCGGTAGTACCGTGATACACAACCAGCGGCTCGCCGTTACCGTCTGTCACCTTGGACACCGTGTCCGGGTTGACGCGTTCGAGCTCCCGGCGTGAGAATGCCTGCACCCCGGTGGAATCCACCGAGGACGGAACCCCGGTATAGGCCGATGTGGCGCGTTCCCCAGCAATGGGGGTATCCCTCGGAGACACTGCCGGGGTTTCTTTTTGCCCGAATTCCAGGGTCGTCGCGTTGTAGAACTGTCGCCCGTCACGGGTGCGCTGCACCGTGAACACCACCGCCAGATCCTGGCCATCAATCTCCGCGCGAGCGATCAGCTTCTCGTAAGCCTGGACGTTCGGCTCCGCTGCACGATCAGACGGCGCCTCGGACGAGGTGTAAATCGCCTTGCGGAAAGTCTCCCGCAGGTCTGCCGCCAGGTGCAATTTGGCCGGGTCCGCCCCGCCACTGATGAATTTCCGCACACCAGTGTTATTGCTGACCTCCACCTCGCCGAGCGTGTCGTTGACCAGCGGCTCTTTGCTGCGCGCGATGTCCTGCATCGCCTGCTTGGCCTTCATCCGCAGCTGGCCGATGCTCAGCCCGCGCCAGTCCTCAGGGATCCGCACCCGCACCGGCACCATGCCCGCCAGACGCTCCATCGCAGACGCAGCTTTCCAATCGCCGAACCAGCGCTTGAAGTTATCGCTGCGCACCTGGTGCCACTGCCGCTGGTTCAACAGTGAGGGCTTCCCATTGGGCGCCAGCAGGCGGCCCTGGATGTCCACCAACTCCGGCCCGCGGCCTGATTGACCATTGCGGGAGAAAGCCGCGCGGGCGCCTCGCTGTTGCCGGCCGTTCTCGATATAGGCCCGGGCATTGGCAAGCAGCCCCTGGATATCGCCTTCCGTCCAGTTCATCCCCAGGCCGAGCGACCTGAAGGTGTTGCGCATGGCCGTGACCAGGCGTTGCCAGAACGGCTGACGGGCTATGGTGCCGGCGCCCGCCATGTCGGCCAGCACTTCTTCGGTGGCCACGGCTTTGGTGTAACCCAGGCGCTGCACCAGCGCGTCTGCCTGAGCCTTCACCTGCGCATTGCTGCTGTAGATGCTCATCAGCAGCGGGGTCAGCCGGTTACCGTAGGCGCCCTGCAGCCCTGCGTGGCCAAGTACCTCGTGCTGCAGTACGAACGCAGCGTGTCGCGCGCCGGTCAGGTTGTCCGCCACCAGGTAGACCTTGCCATCGGCGAAGATGCCTTCGACGTCAAAAGCACCGTCACGCTCGACGCGCTGCCGCTGGCGGGTCGGCAGATCCTTGATGGACTGCACCACCGTGACGGCCGGCGCGTTCTTCCAGTCCCGGGTGATCTGCGCGATTGCCATACGAAGCTGGCCCGCGCGGGCGCCCTTGGGTTTCTCCGGCGCCGTGCGGTAGCTGTTGCGCGAGTACGCCTGCCCGAACTCCTTACGCAGCGCCTCCCATGCCTGGCGGTTCAAGCTTTCCGGGCTGTCGCTGTTCAGGGCGTTGAACTGCTCGATCGTGATCCCGGCAGAGGCGCGATCGACATCGGCTTCGTACTGGCTCTGCAGCCGTTGGATGGCCTGGTCGTAGCCCGGCGAACCCTTCTTGAGGCCTGCAGCCTTGGCCTGACGATCGATGTAGCGCTTTCGCGGCAGCGTGAGTATTTCCGGCAGATCTGCAGCCTGCTTAGGTGCCACGTCTGGCGCAGTCGAATTGACCTTTTGAGGATCCGCGCGTAGATTTTCTGTTGCAGTGGTACCGGCTCTAGTCGGTTTAGACTGCCGAGCTGGCTCATTCAGCCTACGCGGCACTTCGTTTGAAGTATCCGGCTCCACTGCACCTTCCAGCCTTCCGCTAAGTGCCCGCTGTCCGTCGCCCCCCTCAGCTGCAGGAGGTGTGTCGCCTGCGGCTCTGTCATCCTGCTGCAATGGCCGTTTCAAGTCCCCATTGCGCAGCCAGTCACGGAAAGCATCGGGCGCCATCTGCGTTACCGGCCCAACCTTCCAGCCTTCATCGAAGTTCGAGCGGTAGGCAGCGATCGCGCTTTCGCGATCCGGATAGCCGATCATCACCTTGTGTTCATCGAAAGAGCCGTCGCCCTGGTTCACCTGATCGACCACGAACACCTGAGCGGCATCATCCCGCGGGCCGACATACACATCGACCTGCTCACCATCGGCGCCCTCAGTACGGCGAATGTAGCCATAGTGGTCGCTCATCTCGTGCGCCCACTCACTGCCGTCCGGACGCTTGCCGCGCCGCACGGAACCACGCGGGTTCTCGATGGTGATGTCCAAGCCGCCCACACGCACATGCCCCTTGCGGTAGTTGCCTGCCTCGATTTGCGCTTCACTGGGCTCGGGCAAACTGTTGCTCGGCGATGTGGCCGCCTCCTGCGCACGCTGGTCGACCTGGCGCACAGGCGCCTGCCGCTCCATGCCTGGGCCGCCAAGCGGACGCACCTGGTTGGCAGGGTTCACATACGGAGCCGCCGGCCCCCGCTCGGCCGTGCCCTCGCTATCGACCACCATCGTGCTCGGCGCCGGCAGCGCCAGCGGGGCTTTCGGCTCCACTGGTGCCCGTGGCACAGCGACGGCCCATCCGCCTTCGTGCTGCACCACCACCGGCCGCTCGCCGGCCCGGCTCAGCTGATTAAATAGCCGCTGCAGCCGCACATCGCGCTCGCCGCGGAATGGCTGGCCATTCTTCTGCACACGAATGTCGTATTCGGGGTCGCCAGCAACGGGCACTCCCTGCACCTGCTCGGTTTGCTGCGGGCCCGTGTCCATTTCTACGGTCGGCAGTGGCGGGCGCTCGCTAACGTCCTCGACCGGGAGCGGCCCGGAATCTTGGGTAACCTCCGGCAGCGGCATGCTGCGTGCCTCAGCCGTGGTCATGCGGCCAAGCTGTTCATCAGTTACACCAAGCGCACGGAGTTGGTTGCGTTCATAGGGAGAGAGGTCATCGGCGGCCATGCCGGTGCCCTCACCGGGGCCGGTGTCTTCGTCCACCTGGGGCACCAGCTCGTCGAGCGCTCGCCCATCCTGCGGATCGAAGCCCTCCGCTGCCCAGGTGTCCAGCTGCTGCTTGGCGGCCGCCAGCGCATCCTTCTCCGGCACCTCCACCATCGTTTGCAGGTCCCGGTCGTAGCGGAAGTAACGCATCGAGCCGTCAGCATCCACGTCGGTCGGGAACATCTCCTGCGCCAGCGCCTGCTGCTGGCTGAGCGGCTGATACCCGCCACTGGCCTGCGGCTCGGGCGCACCGTCCAGCAGCCCGGAGCGTGTCGCATCGCGCACCGGCGTGCTCGTGCTATCCACTGCCGTGGCCGCGGCCGACGACAAAGGCCCAGCAGCAGGGTCAATGCCCATTTCTTCGGATCGGCGCCGGGCAACGTTCACCGCCCCGCCAATCGCAGAGCCAGCGAGAGCACCTTCCACGCCTGCCCGGGCAACGCCCTGCATCAACGGCTTCTGCTCGGCCCAGTTCTGCAGCATCTGCTCTTGGATCGACTGCGGCAGCTCCTCGAGCACGCCTTCGGTCAGCGCGCCACCGGCTACCCGCTTCGCAAGCCCTGGCGCCTGCCCTGGTACCGCACCCACGCCGCCAGCAAGCGCCGTCTCCACGTCGATCAGTCCAGCCTTTTGCGCCAGCCGTCCACCGAAGCCACTGAGTGCACCGCCGATCACACCAGCGCCGGCAGCTGCTGCCGCGGCTCGCCGAGGGTCGACCTCACGGTCGATCTGATCCATCGTGCCGCCGGCGATCACCGCACCCTCACCAGCAGCACCAGCCGTTACAGCTTGGCGCGCAGCCTGGGCCGCCGTTGCAGGCGCAGCCACCATGCCGGCGCCGCGCGCAGCGCTGAGGCCCACCCGGCCAACAGCACCGCCCACCAGCATCTGCGGCAGGGACTCGGTGACCAGGCCGGCGATGTTCCCAGGGTTGCTCGCATAGGCACCCGCCACATCCGTGGCGCTGCCGTCCTCCCAGGCCTGGTCGATCTCGGCGGTACCAGCTTGGCGCGCAGGGCTGTACTCATCACGCGCCTGCTCCGACCACTTGCTTGGCTGGAAGCCCGTGGCCTCGCCCAGGCTGTCAGCAGCCTCGTCGACGAAGCGCTGGCCGGTCACGGCGCCGGCGACGACATCCGCCAGGCCAGTAGCCACGCCAGGGATCTGCTGCACACCACGTTTCAGGTCGGTACCAAGGTCGCCGAGCAGGGAGGTGTTCTGTTTCGGCTTTTGGCCTTCGTCTCCAATTTCGAATTCGTCCAGTAGATCAGGCGTTCTGCGGCTGCTCGCTTGCCCGCCCAGACTGAACTCGTCGAATAGATCCGCCATACCACCCTCCAAAAAGAAAACTCCCGCAATAACGGGAGTTTCAGAGGTGGCGGCGGTAGCGGCGAACCCTACAGGGGGTTGGCTGCACTATCTCAGGCGCGGCAGGCAGGGAAGCGGCTGCGCTGCCCATCAGGTGTGGCCAGCCAGGCCTGATGGTCCAGCCTGCGCTTGAGGTTGGCCAGTGCGCCCATGGCGAGTTGGTACATTTCTTCGTTGGTGATGCCGAGCATGTTCGGGTCCACCACGTTCGCCAGCATCTGCTGGCGGTTCATTACCATCGCGTCGGACGGTACCGGTATTACTTGCTCGCGACCATCGTGGTCGTAGCTGACCAGCCAGCGGCGATTCACCAGGGATGGCACTTCGGCTTTTTGGGCTGGCTCGCGCTTCTGCCAGTGAGCTGCCAACACGGCATAGCATTCGCGCTTGTACTGGATCAGCGCCGGCTGTGTTTCCTTGCGACAGCGGGATACGTCGATGCCGAAGAGCCAGCCGTTGAGCATGTCGAGGGGAAGGAAGATGTTATCTCGGGCCTGGGTGTCACCTGGGAGCTGAATTCGTATGACACGAACGCAGGTCGCCAGAACTTCATCACGCTTGATTCGCTCGAACTGGCCGCTCCAGGAGAGGCCAATGTTATCGCTGATGGGCTTCATGGCAACCAGGTGTTGGTCGCCATCGGTAATAACGGTCAGGGCCTGGCCGTGGAAGTCGACTGTTGCGAATGTTGCTGTGCTGGTCATGATGGAACTCCTACGATCTAGTTGGAGTTCGCCACCTTCGTTACCAAGCGAGAGGGAGGCGAACCGTACGCGGGTTGGTAAACCGGGGACGTAGGAACCCGGCAGCCCCGAAGGGCTCCCACGCACGGCCCGCCACAAAGCGGGCACAAAAAAACGCCTTACGGCGCTGTGCGCCTACGATCATTCCGGGTTACCAAGCCCGTCCACTGAGTTGGCAGCGGCACGGTTAAAGGTATCGCTCCCGCCAGTTGCCGTCAACAAGCGCAGCGCGAATGGGGCCTAACCCTACAGGGGGTTTGAGCGTGCCAGGCCTTCAATAACCTGGCCTATGATCAGATCTCAGTCACGACGACGCGACCATTAACCCTTTTAACTATTCTTTTTTTGAACACCAAAACCGTTTTTTCCTGCTGGCCAGAAGCGGAAGCAATGGAACCGCTGCGCTCGGCATCGTCGTAGGTCCTTGGATACTTACGCTTTTCAGTGTCACCGGTCGAATTACCCCAGCCGGCACCACTTTCCATCCGCGCTTCAAGCGTCATGTGAGTAACCCAAATGTTTATGGACGAGATCTGGTTCATTGAGCATGGCAAACTTCTGCCCTCTACGCAAAACACCAATATTGGTGCGCCCCCCGACAGTGGGGACTCCCCGCGCGAAACGCTGCATTCCCGACTGGGTATTTACCAGCAGTTCTACAAACTCGATCGCGTATTGGGTGGGAAGGTTCCCGTAATCAATGTCACCGATCGCCACACGCCATGGCGCATCGAAATCAACGGGCCGCAGCTCGAAAGAGAAATCATCCGGAATGGTACCCCCCGCAGCATCTAGCTCGTCCAACAAAGACTCGGCTGTACGGGAGACTTCAGCGTCAAGATGCATCGAGAACATTCTACCAATACCGTGTGCAAGCTGTCCGTCGACACCGACGAGCAGTCTTTCCACCCAATCCGATTGGCCACCCCAGCAAGTGCCTTTGTGCGGAGCAGCGGGGAACTGATCGTACTGCGCATCATCACGGATCGAGACCTTTAACACCATGCCTCTCTCATCGTCTCGCCCGTGGCCGCCTATGATGAACTGCAGATCGTCCAGGTATGGCTTTACCTCATCCTCTATCTCATGGAACCCAACCGCCCGCTCCCACTCTGCCCGCATGTAGCGCCTGAAGTCCTCCGCCACATCCGCAGTTCGGCTGTAACTTAGTGAAGCGATCTCATTAGAGCGTCTAAATCGCCCTGCTAGCTCAGCGATTGTGGAGCCACTCAGAGTAGCTATCCCAGCTGTTACTGCAGCAACTGAGGTGTCGTCATCCTCATAAAGCAGAAACATTTTCCGAGCCCCACCCCAAACGTTGGTTACAAGGCTACGCATGTTCGCCGCAGAAACGACCTTGCTGCCGGTGGCATCCACCAGTTCGTTACCGTTCGCGTCTCTTGCGAAACCCACCTCGGGACGAAAGGGAAAGATGGCCTGCTCTGAAACACTCGAGAGGCTGTCGCAGCCGAGAACGATGGCATCGTAGGTGGCTACGGCAATATTTATAGTCATGCTCTAAATGCATCCCTGTGATCGCTGTCGGAAATCCTTGCCTGAAGGTAGGATAGCCATCAGCCATCAATAAAGGGAAGTACCAGCTATGGACGCCGTGGGATGTTTAGTGCGAACGGTAGTTATAGGAGCTTCGCTGGCACTGCTCCCAGCAATGGCTTCTGCTGCCAACTATGCCACCTGCCTGCTCGACAAGCTCCCCGGCGTAGAGAACCAGGCTGCCACCACCGCGGCGGTGGTGATGTGCGAGGCAGACTATCCTGGCGGAATGGCCAAGGTACCTCAGGGCGATAGCCGCGGAGTGTTCGCCTCCTACCGCTCTGGCAGCGAGTGCACCCTGGAGAAGTCCAGAGACACCCGCTTTGTTAGGGCAGTGCAGCTGATCAGTTCCGCGTGCCATCGGCTGTATGACCAGCCTCAGCCTCCAACACGCAAACCTGACCTTTTCGACGAATTCAACATCAAGCCTTGATAATCAAGTAACCGACACGCCAACACCTTGCAGGCGGCGTATCACCTCATCAGTGCTGATCCCTCGGGCGCGAGCAGTTTGCTCAACCTCAGCTTGCGTAACTGTCGCTCGCCGCGGCTGCTGAGCTGCCTGCCCACCACTCTGTATCGCCTGCAACGCTGGCTGCAGCCACTCTTCGAATGACATCTCGCGTCGCCCGCCATCCGGCCCGGTCATTGGCTTTTCCTGCAACCCGCTGAACGCCTTGTACAGGTCGCCGATCAGCCGCTGCTGCTGGCTGCCGGCTTCCTGTTGCGCTTTCAGTCGGGCGTCTGGGTTCACCGATAGCGCGTTGTAGGCATCGAGCGCCTGGGCGCGCTGCTGCTCGGTAAGGCTGGTGTCGTTGATCTGCTGCCGCAGCTGATCGAGGCGCTGGCGATCCTGCATGCCCAGGTCGCCCTCCGCGATCTGCTGCTGCAGGCGCTGCTGGTTAAGGCCTTCCGTGCCCATGCGCTGCTGCTCGGCCTCACGGCGAACGACGCCATCTGCGCCTGCCTGCTGGGCCTGCTGCCGCGTAGCCTCGGTCGCAGCCTGGCGCGCATCGAGGCGAGCATTCTGAATGTCGGCCATGCTTGGCGACTTGGAGCTGTCGCGAACGATGGTTACCCGGCCGCCACCTTCACCGATCTCACCGCGCCGGTTCTCGGCGATCATCTCCCGGCGGATCTCGTTTGCACGGTCGAAGCTCTCGATGGCTCGAGCAGCGTCGCCAGGCTCCCCAAACGACAGGGTGCCGCCCTTCCCGTCACCAACCCCGCCCATGCCACCCTTGGGCATGGTGCGCGCACCGCTCAGGTCGACCGGGTCATTGCTGAACTCCAGGCCACCGCCTGCGCCTTTGCGCATGGCGATATCGTTGCCAGCCTGGGTGTAGCCGTTGCCAATCGGCGATGGCGCGACAGATTTGCTGGGGCCGCTCGCTGGTGCTGCCGCTGGCAAAGCCTCACGCGTCAGGGCCTGAATTCGCTGGGGTGTCGTTGCAGGCTGGCCACCAGCCGAAGGCCCAGGAAGCAAAGGTGAAGGCGTAGCGGTTTTAGCTGGCCCAGCAGCATTGGGTGCTGCACTGCCAAGCGGCTTGACACCCAACGCTTCGCGTCCTGCTTCCTGCACATTGGCCAGCACACCACCGGCCTGACCAAGGCCGGATCTAATGCTTTCATTGGCCTCATCCCGGTAGCGCGATGCTCCACCAGGCAGGGTATTAGGATCACCCCCAACGAGGTTCGCAGCAGTGTTGCGGAGAGCATCACGCCCTGCAGCTATTGGCATACCGAGAGCCCCCACGGCCGCCTTACCAAGACCAGCAGGCGCATCACTCAAACCTAACGGTTTTTCAGTACTGGCCTTCGGCTCAAGGGGCGGGGTAAGCCCGACAGCTCGCTTCCAACCGTCTACCAAGCCGCCATCTGCCAGGGCTTGGTGCGGCTGGGGGTCAGGTGGAATCAAACCTCGTTCGATGGCGATTTCACGCGACCGGCCAACAAGACCCAGGCGAGGCGCCTCCTGCTTCTCGGCTTTCGGCCAGTTGGGGTTGAATCCTGGCAGGCCGAAGCCTTTGCCAGCAGGCTCGCTCGGCTTCGTCTGGGCTGCGTGCTTGTACGGCAGACCAAGGCCAGGCGCCTCGCGCTTTGGCGGCTTGGTCAGCCCGAAGCCCTTGCCACCACTCACCGCCCCGCCATCGGCGAAGAACTGACGCGGCCCCTCCTCGCTACTGCCATCGGCTGGCGTGTGGGTGGCGTTCTTCACCTGATCGAGGACGGCGGCGCCCAGCGCATGCACCTGCTCGGGCGGCATCTCGTACTCACCATTGCTTAGGGCCACCGGCACGTCAGGCTGCTGGCGGAACTTGCCCGCCTTATAGTCCTGAAGCATCTGCAGGTTGATGCCGAGGCCTGGGCCATTCGCCTTCTGACTGCGGACCTGCTCGATCATTTCCCGGCTGATGCCCAGGCCGCCGAGATTCTGCTCGCCAATGGCGGCAGTCGAGTCCGCCGGCATGATGTAGCTGCCGGCCGGCACTTCCGTCTTGATCGAATCGGAGGTGCCGGTACCTGGCCCGGTGACTTTGCCGCCTTCGTTTAGGCGCTGGGGTAGTGGTCGAAGCCCGTACATGGCTGAATCCTCTGGTGGAATATCAGCATGCTGTTGCCAGATCAAAGGCGGGGCAAACCCTACAGGGGGCCAGGGCTGAATTGACTATATGACTTCGACCGCCTTATCGAACTGAGTCCAAAAAGCCGTTGGGTCCGGAGGGGCCACACCGCCCTGGACGGCTACTACAGGGAGCATCTCGCGCGTCCCGAAAATTGATCGCAGTCTTTCATACACTTCAGGAAGCGTATTCTGTTCCCACTCGGGGTACGGTTGGTCTCCGCGAATTCCGAGGGTGTAGGGCTTGCCGCCTGAGCTGCTGGCGTCTGCCACCATGCTAAAGGTGTCGCCCACCGGATACCCTGAACCCGCGATTTCAGACCTCAAGGTAGAGCTTCCGGAAACACCGCTGAGTGTTACCCATTGAATGCTCTCGGCACCCAGCGCCACGCTGAACCCCGCCATCATTTGAGCTGGATAGTTCGCTGAACGGTCGGTGAACGTTTCCGCGTCAAAGTCAGATATTTGAAATGAGTATGCCGAAGCAGTTTCCAGATTGATGGCGGGCTGCAGGATGAAGACCTTGCTCATACTTCCTCACCCATAGTCACCAGGCGCAAGGTATCGCCAATCAACGCAATACCAACGTGCGACCTCGATATGCTGCCCTCCAAACCGTAGAAGGGGCTGATCAAGGCCTCTGTCTCTTTGACTACAACCAGACGGTCAGCGTCGGAAGAGTAGTATTCTTGGTGCGTAGTGACGAAAACCAGCTCCCCATCGTTATTCCACACGATGTTCGCCGACGATAGAGGCGGCACCTTCTGGATCTGATAGCTGCGAAACACCGCTGCAGGGGCAGGTACAACGCCATACGGCGCTGGCTCAGCGCGCATCAAACGCACCTCGATGTTGTATCCCTCTACACTGTCTTCTTCCTGATCCGCCACGATGTAATAAGCCATCTTGTCTGGCCCCAATGTCACAGTGCCTGGCGGGTTCGGCGTTCGTATCAAGTTCAACGTCTCCGTTCCATCCGGCTCTTTGTGATACAGCCAACTAAGGTCGACCGAAGGATCAAACATTGGGTCATAGGTGATGCTGGGGTGGCGAGGCATTGATGCTTGGTCTGAGAAGAATGTAAGCACTGTAATCAGACCGAACTCTGTAGCGGGACCAGTTGCACTTTGCTCTGCGATTTCGATGGTGTTCGGGGTGAGTGACCCCAGGCCGGCAAACGAAATGTACCCCGTATAATCTCCGGCCTCCCCAGCTACCAGGATAAGATCGGTGGAGTACAGCCCGCCTGGCCCGTCCACCTCAAGATAAATGTCGTACGTTGAGTCAGCCACGAACGGGGTATCTATCTGCCCTTGGGCCGCGTCACCGTCGACAGATAAGATCAGCGTCTCCCCGCCTACCGCGAGACGTACTCTTGATACACCTGCTCCTTCGAGCCCCGCAGCATTGAGCTGTATGTCGCCGGCAGCGGTGGTGATCAGGTAATCGACCGATAATTTGGACATAGCCCACCTAAATTCGTGATTGGATTATGTTGCCAGCGTGCATGACGCCAGCTGGAGAGCCGTAGTCGGCAATCTTGGTCCACGTCGCGCCTGAATCTGCGCTTATCCAGGTGTCCCCTTGCTCCGTTCCGGGCTCAGTTGCTGCTTGGGCAGACCCTCCCCTTGTCGCCAGTATCGACGCCAGCGCCTGCGAGTCAGGGTCTTCTGGTGAGAGGCAAACCGGCCGTCCCAGAATCAGCGGGGAAAATACGGTCTCTATCTCTGGATCTATCACACCCACTACAGCAACGGAGTTGGCATTGATGTCGTATACCGCAGCAGCCCAATCCCCGGCCGCGATGGTCGTCGACCCCATCCTGCTGCTCACGTAAAACAGATACTTGCCGTTGCCGATGTAGCAAACCTGGCTCCCACCGGCTCCCTCCGCCCCCCAATTGTCCACGGCACCTGGCCTGCCGGTGCTGTAGTAGAAGGCGGAACTGGCGCCAAGGCATTGAAAGAACGAAACGTCGTCGCTGTACACCACCCGCGCCACATCCTCGCCAATGAGGATCACGTCGAAATTTGATGGGCGGTTGAGATACGGCGTGCTGAATACGATCACGACCGCAGTCTGCCCATCCGTGGCCATGCCGATGGGAGCCTTCATATCGTGGGGGCCGGTGTTAACATCGAAAGCGTCCTGTATGACCTGCGAACGCAGCCGAATCCCCTGGCGGTCTACCCAATGAATATCCAGCGACGCATATCGGCGCACGTTTCCTAGCGGGTCGGGGTAAGCGCGGCCGTCCGTGCTTACCATGAACGCATCCACAAATACGGCGGTTCCGGAATTCAATACCTCGCCACCAGTTCTCAAATGGGCGTTGTACAAGTAGCCGTTATCTACCCTGCGCGGGCGACGGTAGGGATTGTCTGCCTCCTGATGGTCAATCAGAAACTGAGCGGTCACCGTAGCGGCTCTTTCCTCTATGGCCACTCTGACGGTTACCACCCATATTCCACGAGCGCCGTAACTGTCATTGTCATCGATCATGTCGACGACCACTTGTGACCAAAGCGTCGCCCGGTAGAAGGCCTTATCCTCGCCGTCCACCGACTCGACATACCGCTCCGCTACATGCTCCTGCCACGGAACCTGCGCCCAGGAGTAATAGGTTTGGGTGTTGTCAGCTGGGTCGTACGGCGGTGGCGACTGGCGCATGCTGAATGGCAAAGCGCCAAGCTGCCTTAGGAATGAGTCATCGATCTGGATCGTCAGCATAGCCAATGGCGAAGTACTCGGATCTGAGTTCTGCCGACTCCACCCATTGGGCTGCAGTGCAAACCTTGCTCGGTAGAGCTGCGGCGCCAGGACCAGGATCTGATACAGCACCACTGCACTCCGATCTACGAACGCCGCCAAGTTGACCTGGTAAGGCTCCGGCATATACATCCGGTTGTAGCCTCTCAGGTGTCCCAAGTTCCGAACCGTAAAAGCAGTTTCTGCTGTGAAAGTTGGCGCACTGTAGCTAGGCAGCAACGCCTCGCCGAGGCGGTACAATCCTTGAGGCCTGGCCACTAAGAACTCGTCGGTGATAGTGACGGGCTCAATCTTGACCCTTCCGTTGAGGGCATCCCTGCCCTGCGGCAGCTCGATCACCAGAGAGTCAGCCAGATCTGTCGGGGCGGCTACCTTCATCGTGCCGACCACAACCAGCCAAGCAGGAGGGTCGTACACTTCAGCCGAATAGTTTTTACCGACCCGCCGTCCGCGCACAATGAAGCCGTCGAAGAATTCGTGCTTGATCCCAAAGCGGCTGACGATTGATTTGGCGAGCTTCGCAGCTCGCCTCAGCAGGTACGAGCCGCTGGCGGTGTTCGTCTTGCGAATCATGCACCACCAGAGGAAATTTCAGCATTGAGGGTCGACGCAGCACTCGATGCAGCGGCAGCGACATCACCATAGGCCCGGGCGGCCTGGGCAAGCGCCGCATTGCGCGTGTCCCCTGATGCTGAAGCCACTCGTATGCGCTGGCTGTCCAAGCGGCCGTTCATGCGCAGGTTTGCCGCCTGCAGGCGCAGCTCCTCGAAACCGAGTTGCACGTTGTAATAGCTGGCCATCGCCCCCTGGAAAGTCGCATAGGCCTGTGTCTTGATACGGCTGGCTTCCAGATCTCGATTGGGCAAATCAACCCACTGGCGATAGAAGTCCGCCATCGCATGAAGCACGCCCTGTTTCAGGCGGATCGCCTGCTCGCCAGCGAACTTCAGTAGGTCGAGCTTGAGCTCGGCATCCTTGATCGTTTGCGCGCGGTTCACGTCACCGATCGCGTCTGCAGCTGCGCGCTCGACCTGAACGAGCGCGGCAACCTGGGCGCCCACCGGTGCGCTGAATCCTCGCGCGCTGAATTCGGTATGGATCTGTCGAACCGCACTATTGCGGGCTCGATACTCGCGATCCCGGCTCTCATGCCAGATCGCTTCGAACACCTCTTTATTCAGGCCAAACGGCTGCTGGCCGGTGATGATGCCCACCAACCATTCCTCTGGCGAAGTACGCAGCGACGCGTTGATCTCAGGGAAGTACTTGTCGATCCACTTCTCGCTTTCGTTGTCCAGGAAGCGCAGCGTCGAGCTGGAATTGTCCGGGCTCAGCAGATCGCTCAGCCTTGCTGGTGCCTGCAGGCTGGGTTGGCTGATCGAATGGCCCAGATCCGCCCCAGTCACCGATGGAATGAATGACGAGATACGGCCTTCAGCTGCGCGGGCATTCGTAAGCGCGCCCTGGGCGAAGTCCATCAGTTGCTGAATGTTGTCGTCAATCGTCGCCATCAACGTGTCCTGTAGCCAGAGCCGCGGCGCTGGGTAGCGCCTACGAGCAGTTCGAAGGAGTCCACCTCTGCATAGGACGCATCTGCGACCTCCAGCTGGATGGACCAGTTTCTGGCCGCCACCCCCTTGGCCAGCGTTGATCTCTTCACGCTTCCATCGCCGCTGACACGATAAACCCTCTCCGCGCCGTCATCGCCTCGCACACGCAGGTAGCACTGTCCGTCGGTTCGAAGCCCCAGGTAGGCCATTTCCGCGCGCTTGACGTGGGAGTCGCCGAAATCCGAGGTTCCAAAGTCGATCAGCGCATTGATCAGCTCGCCGTTGTCTGTGGCATCACCGATGCGATACAGGCCGTCTGATCGAATCCCGTACGTCACGCCATCCACAGTCGCAAAGGCTTGGAAGTCGAACCCCTCGTAAGTTGTTGGCGCACCTGTGAGGGCGTTGACCGCGTACTGGATCGCCTGATGCCGTGCTGTTGACGTGGAGCTGAACACCGCCACGCTATCCATGGCCATCAGCTCCATCATCTGGCCGAACGAACTCGCCGATGCAACCCGCACAGCATCCATGGTGCTGAGTTCCAACACGATCGTGAGCGTGGCCGAAGACGCGATGCCCAACCTATCGATGCCGAGGAGCAGCAGCGCCGCATCCAGCTGGCTAGAGTCGGCAGCTATGACGTTGTCCATCCCGTCATATTCGCCATCTGCCATGTACGGCGCACCGCTTCGGATATAAGCAACGAGCGGCTTCGCGGCGCGCACGTAAGCAAGTGGCCGGTCCGTCGCCAAGGCAGCGATCGCCGGCAACCTCGCTCTCACGGTCAAGACTCCACCGCTTCGCAGGTTCATGCTCACAATCGGGGGTGGCATGATCGCCACCAGTTGGTTCGGTACCCGCTCCAAAAAACCAAGCGTTGCCCGCATCCTTGCTCGAGGCAGCACCCCGGACATGATCGCGATGGGGCGATCTGCAGCTAGCATGGCCGGGTGCGGCACGAGGGCAGAGAACCGGGAAACCCCGTGAATTCTCCGCAACGCCGCAATCAGCAAGGGTTTGGGAATATCCGCCATCACACCAGCTACTGGCGCGTCAGATGCAAGCATCCGCCACCGCGGAGCCTCAGCGTAGACGTTGATCACCTGGGCCAGCGCCTTAATGCTTGGCGCATCCACTGCATCGCCCAAGCTGTAGAGCAGCGCCGCCCCGAACACTTCTCCAGCGATCGGCACTGACGAGATATACACCTGGTTCCCATTGATCCAGTACGAGACCTTTCCGGCCTCACGCCTCACCGTTACCCGAGCCTGCGCAGGCAGAGAGCCACGGGCCTTGGTGGCGCCCTGCTCCACCACCGTCCACTCACCTTGGCGCGCCACCACTGAATGCGTCATGGCGCCGTAGGTGTGGTTGTACGAGCGGCGTCCGAATCCAAACTGCGTCGCTACAAGAGATGCCGCCAAGGTTCCCGAAAACTCACCGAAATTCGGCACCGGGCTGCGCGATCGAGCGCCAGCGTTCCACCCCGTATTGGCTTGGTAATCGGTGCGCGCGGGTGATCCGGCGCGTCCTGGCAGTTCCGGATAACAGGTGGTGATGTTCTGAAATCGGGGGGTAAGCGAACTGCCCGAGCTCGATCCCGGCGAGCTTTTACCTGGTGGTGGGATGTATACCCAAGACCCGCCAGTCATCGCACCGCCATACGATGGGTTGTTCGCCGGGTTCGAAGGCGCGTACACCATACTCCCAGAAGATCTCCCAGACGATCCAGACGAACTGCCTGAGGCCCTCGAATACCCCACCCTCTGCGCCTGCGTAACGCAAAAGGCAGGTCGCGTAGGTATAGGGGTTACCTCGGCGACATAAATGGCTGTTGGGGTCTTGAATAGGCGGTTGGCCACAGATCACTGCTCCGGGATAGCGATCTGAAAGAAGTCGAACGACTGAGGCGCTCCAGTGATCAGCGGCAGTTCTGTAATCACCATGTCGTTACCAGGTGAACCAGCAGTTCCTTGAAGTCGCACGTCAGTAGTGCCGGCATTGCCGGTGTCGCCGGGCTTGACCAGTCGGAAGAATGTCGGCGACCCATTGGCGATCACAGTACCCGTCCAGTTTTCCGCGACCGACTTCGACAGTACGCCGTTCGGCGCGGCCGACTCGAACGTCAAGGGCGTCCCTGTCCCGCCTGCAGATATCTCGGCGAGCAGTACGGCACTGCCAATTGCCGAGTCAGGGCTCACCGGCACCGATCCGCTGTAGATGCGAACCACGCACTCGTTTAGCAAGGTGCGAAGCGGACCGGACACCACAAGTCCTTCTCGCAGCGCAGTGCTGAATTTGATAGCCATGGGGCTCTCCTAGTTGGTGGGGATGTATGTGATTCCGCAGACCAGCTTGGCGTCCAGATCCACGGACAACTGCTTGGCGGTGGAGAACCGGACAACCGATAGCAACAGGCCGCTGTTGGCGCCCTTGGTCTGGTTCGAAACGATGAATGAGCCGTACACCGTCGCATCTTTGGTCGGCGTGAAAACGGCTTTCGAAGCCAGGTTGTCGTAGGTGCCGTCGTTGTAGCTACGCAGCCACTCGGGCCGCGTCGGCTCGGAATAGTCGAGAAATTCGCCCATAATCGCGGGGATATCCGCGGCGCTGGTATTGGCAGACGCCAGAAAGTTCTTGGTGAACAGGCCGCAGTAGAACGCGGGAATCGACGCGACATCTCCAAAAGGAGCCTGAGCCAGAAAGTCCAGGCCAGCCTGTGGGATACGGTTGTGCTTGACCTCTCTGTGCACCAGCTCGCCGGTGCGTCGATCAAACAGCTGCAGCTCGTGGCGGAAGCCCAGGATGTTCAGGGTGTCGTGGCTCATTAACCTATCTCCAGATCGGCGAAGTCGCCCGTCGCCAGGTTGTTTGTGTCGGTGGCACCGCGCATGGTGGTGACCACCATCTCGTTGCCGTTGTGGCCGAGGTAGCCAGCAGCGCCCTTGCGCGCTATCTCGGGAGCGAATTGCGAGCGGTTCACCAACTGCACCTGGCCCATGGCATCGCCAATGGCCTGGCCAAAGCGGGTGAACCAGGCTGCACGGCCATCAGGCAGGGTCACGGCCGAGCCGGCCACCGCATCCATTTCAAGCACCGTGCGACGGCTGGGCGCCGGGGTTTCCAGCTCGGTGATGAAATAGGTCTTGTCGGCGACGACGTAGACGCCGCCATCGGTAGCGGCCAACAGCGAGACCGGCGCGGGAAACTGGAAGAACCCGCGAACGGGATCGGTGAGATGCGGGTACATAGGGGAGGTAAAAAACACGTAGCGATCGTGCCGGCCCACCAGCACCCCGTGGTAGGCGACCAATTCATCGCAGTAGGGGAGCGGCCCCAGGCCTTCGGTTCCCAGGTATTCCTGGCTGTCCTTTATCGAGGTCAGCGCCACGGCACCGCCGTACAGCAGCCCCTGATAGAACAGCGTGGCGCCGTTGGGCACCGACGCGTAAATGCGCATAGGCCGCGCGTCAGCGCTGCTGATCCGGATCCCGCATCCTTCCGGCACATCCAACAGAACAGGGTCTGCACCCGACTCTTCGCCGTCGGCGCCTACAGCAACCAATGCGATCCAGTACCGTCCAGAGAGAGTGCCGCCTGGTATCACCTCCAAGTGGCAACCCGGCGCCGGCACTGCCCAAGGCTTCAGCGACTTTCCGTCGGTGCGAACGCTGTCGACCGGCGTATTGAGATACAGCACACCGTTGAGCTCGGCTGCAGCTACAGACGAATCCGCCGCGATTGCCCCAAGCTCGATGCTGTCACCGGTGTCGGTGTCGTAGGATCGCAGCACCGCGCCATCCACAATCACCAGGTACTTGCCTACTGCGTAAAGCGCCCGCCCTTCCGCTACTGGCAGCACATTGCTGTAGCCAGCACGCAACGCAAGGATGCCGTCAGCGGCAGGGTCGAAGTTGACCAAGCCCCTGACGGCCCCTTCGGGAAGCCGATTGGCCTTCGCGATGTTGTTGACGCCTTGTGGCCAGGCGTCGAAACGGATTGGCGGGGCTGGCATTGCTGTCTCTCGGTAAAGGATGCCGAGAGTTTGTGGCGGCGCAGGTGCTGCTAGCGAACCCTACAGGGGGTCGCGGCAACCAACCATGCAATAGCTTGGTGCCACCACAGCTATTACACTGGCGACTTACGACTTCAACTTCGAAGAGGCTCACGCATGGAATTCAAATTCCCCAGCAAAATCGATGGCTACCAACCAGAGGTTGTCAGAACATTAGTAAATGTCGAAGACGCCGCAAGCCGACACGCAGCGCTAGGGTTGCATCATCCTGCAGACATTTTCCTTTTTGCGTTCACGGATGCCTTAAAAAGTATCGAACGCCTAGCTATAAATCTCAAAATAGAGACGCGAAAGAAGTGCGAAAGTCCTGAATACAAGATCGACCTTGATGACTTCCGTATAGACATATTTAACATGCTCTTTTTTACAAACAACTTTATCGAGGCATGCCAATCAGTTATCAGGTCGATTTTCTCAGAGGATGAAAAATCTAAGTTCACTAAGGCATCCCGTGCGTTCAGCGCAGCCACTTCAGATATACGAGCACACACGTCCGCGATAGTTAACGAAATAAAACACAAGCACCGTGTAATTCGCCCTTTTACGTTCTCATCCCCTGCAGGAGTAATTATTGGATACTACATTGAAGGCATCGTTGCAGAAAACTGTACCGGCCCAGACCCTCTGATTCACCAGAGGTTTGAAGATGTATATACTGGATTCTCCCTAAACCAACAATTATCGTTTCACCTTTTTAGCTTGTATAAAGTCGCCGCATGCCTAGAGTCAACTGTAAGGGCACACCGGAATGTTAAACCTGCCGAGACCATGGAAAGCCATAAAGACATAGCTCTTGATTGCCTACGCGCCGTATCAGAAATCCCTCTAATGCTGTTACCTGACGAATTTAACAAAGACTACGCGACGGTCGTAGAGAAGAAGCCAGGACACTTTACAATTAGCAATCCCAGCAGAAAAAAACCTGAAAACCCACAGCGCGCACATGCACAAATCAGCTTATCTACAACAGTAGGAATTAAGGCGAGATCTTTTACAATGCCCTACTTCATTCCTAGAACGTAGAGTTCTCTATCTATCGGCATTGATTATTCAGCGCAGCCAATACATTGGAGAACTAGAACTATCTCACCCTTTAACACCAATCAGTTCTTCCCACCTTGTGGTGTAGCACCGGCTCTTCATCTCCCGCTTCATGCCCCACCAAGGATCGACCGGCACCCGCGCCAAACGCACGGTGCCGGCACCCTCCCGCCTGTTGATTGCATCCAGCGCGGCCATCACCTTGTCACTGCCGGCCCGCGCTGCGGGCGCGAATAGATCAGCCGTCACCTCGCCGCGCTGGCTCAAGTCCATCAGCAGAATCGAGCACTTCGAGTACGCGAAGCCCTGCCGGTAGATCGCATCCAAGGCGCGCAGCGCCGGTGCCAGAATGTCCCGCGTGTCATCGGTCGGTACTGGCAGCGCCACCGTTTGCGCGTTCGCGTAGCGCGGCAGCGCAGGGTTGTGGATCTGCGTCTTGATGCTCACCTGGATGGCACCGCACAGGCTCTGCTGGCTGCGCAGCTTCTCGCAGGCGCGCGTCACGTAAGTGGCCAGGGCCTCGCGTATCGGCGCCAGGTCTTCTAGCTTCTCGCCGAACATCTTGCTGGAGCAGATCGCCTGTTTCGGCGGTGGGCCGTCGTTGAAATCCAGGCAGCTCACGCCGCGCAGCTCGCGTGCGGTGCGCTCCAGGGTCACGCCGAATTGCTTGCGTAGCGTGGCCACGTCGAAGTGCGCCAGATCCCACGCGGTGTGAATCTTCAACGCCTCCAACTGCGGCGCCAGGCGCCGGCCGATGCCCCACACCTCGCCCACCGGCGCGATGCGCAGCAGCTTGGCCTGGCGGGCCGGGTCGGTCAGATCGACCACGCCGCCGGTGGCCGGCCACTTCTTCGCGGCCCAGTTGGCCAGCTTGGCCAGCGTCTTGGTGGTGCTGATGCCCACGCCCACGGGCATGCCGATATCGCGCAGCAGGCGTGCCCGCACCTGGCGGCCGAGGCCATCCCGGTCGGCGATGCCGGTGAGGTCAGCCCAGCATTCGTCCACGCTGTACACCTCGATGCCGGGCACCATGTCACGGATGGTGCGCATTACCCGGTTGCTGATGTCCGCGTACAGCGTGTAATTGCTGGAGCGAACCACCACGCCGCCAGCGCGCAGCTGGTCGCGCACCTTGAAGTACGGCGCGCCCATGGGAATGCCGAGGGCCTTCACCTCAGCGGTACGGGCGATCACGCAGCCGTCGTTATTCGAGAGCACCACCACCGGCTTGTGCTTTAGGGCCGGCTGGCAGATGCGCTCGCAGCTGCAGTAGAAGCTGTTGCAGTCGATCAACGCGAATACCTGGCTCATGCTCAGCGCCCCACGTAACTGATCACCCAACGCACCACGCCCCAGATCTGCACGCACTCTTCGTACTCCAGGTTGATGTCGGGCGTGAAACGGCTGGGCGCGCGCAGCACCAGGCGGCCGTCGCCGTCATCGATCATCAGGCGCACGCGGTAGAGGCCGTCGTCCTCGAGATCCACCACCACGTACTGCTCACGCTTGGTCATGGTGCCGCGGTCCACCACCAGCCGGTCGCCGGGGTACATGCCGAAGCCGATCAGGCTGTCATCCTCCACCCGCACCACCCATACGTGGGGCGCCCCCAGGCTGGTCAGCGCGTCGAGCGAAAGCCCCTCTTCCTTCTCGTCTTCGGCGGGGGACTGGAAGCCCGTGATGCGCAGTTCCTTGGCTTCGGGCAACAGGTGGGTGAGCCGCTGGTTGCGGCCCAGAATGGTAAGTGACATGGGGTAAATCTCGATTACTGTATGTACATACAGTAATCGAGGCATTCACATCATGGCAAAAGGCAATTCCCGAACGGCAGCCGCTCCCAGCACCTACGAACTGCTCGGCGCCCGAGTTGAGCGGGTTATCAACTCTCCGGCCGCGCAAAAATCCCGATCAGCGGTCTCTGCTCCATCAAGGCAACAGAGATTCTGACCATGGGTTTCTCCAGGCACGAAAAAGCCCGCGCAGTGGCGGGCTGCATTGAAATGACCGGCGATCAGCCTTGCGGCTGCACCCATAGATCGGCCTGCGCCTGGCCGGCCAGCGCGAGCGCTTCACGCAGCTCAGGCGCGCCGACGTCGACGGCGGTGTTGTCGTGCAGCACCCAGCGCACAGTCGCGCCGTCACCGGCTGACTCCAGGCCGAGGATGGCGCGAGCCATGCGGCCCTGGCTGATCTCGTCGCCGTCAAAGACCTGGCCGCTGGCGGTCGTCACTGTGATGGCTTTCACGGCAGCGGCGCGGGCGAGCTTGAAGGCATCACGCAACGCCTGTTCTTGCACGGCCTGCTTGTCGGCGGCGGTGATCATCTTGCTGAAATCGATGTTCATGGCGCCTCCACACTAGCAGCGGCCCAAGGCAATTCCGCGAGATCCGGCCCGGCGTCGAGCGGCAGTTTCACAGTGCCTGCCTTCGTCACGCGGATCGGGTCGGGGAATGCCACAGCATCCGATGGGTTGAGCCCGTAGGGCAGCCTCAGGGTGACGAACAGCGTATCGCCCGCCCTGGTTATCTCGTCGGTGAACCACTCGGAATTCACAGCGGTAGCGGGCAAGGCCTGGCCAGCTTGAAGCGGCGAGAAGTCAAACACCTCCCCATTGATGGTCAGCGCAAAGCCGTTCGTTGAAACACTGGGCGCCGGCTGATCACCACGGAAAGGCGACAGTTTTATGCTGATCAT